CGGCTGATATAGTTAGCACCAGTCGGGTCAACCGCTGGGAAAATATCCGCATCCACATCGCATGAAAGTTTTTGAGACAATTCACTAAGAAATGGTCTTAAATAGCGTGCGACTGCTTTAGAGTACACATTAGAGCTCATTTCTAGTGATGATTGTTGGTCACCTTGTCCACCGACAACGTTCTCTGGGATACCGTAGACTTTTGCGAATTGTCCGGTCGTCCAGTCTGCTTGCTTAAGTAATTGGGCCACGTTGGACTTGATTTCAAGAGGTGTGAAGTCCTCTAAATCATCCAATACCAACGGACCGCCTTGCATTTGCTTCATTGCTTGTCGAGAACGTGAAACCTTGGTTTTGAAATCGAGCAAACCACCGCCCTTGATTTTCAAGATACCATTGGCATTTAGGGCATTTTTAAGCGAATTAAGCGTTAGTTTATCACTAGCTTTTTGAATATCTAATTCTCTACCCAGAGCCATCAATGGACTTACGCTTGTCAAACCGCCGTCCACAGATAGCAATCTAAAGTGTAAGATGTCGCTTTGTGGAACGTGTTGTTTTGGCGGTATGCGTGGGTCATCGAACGTGATGTTGTAATAAAGACCATTCTGATTATCCATGTGGTTAAATGAGACTTGAGACGGTCTTAAATACTCCCACTTCATATCACGCCCGTTGTCATTACGCCATCGATATGCAAAGGCTTCACCACCCAATAGCATTTGAGCAAAGATAGACTGGTAAAAGTTAAAGCGGTTAGCGTTGTTAGATGGGTTATCCACAATGCCTTGCATTTGCTTTCGGCTAGTTGTTAACTTTGCAGTCGCAAGGTCGTTAGATAGCTGACTGATAATAGAGAATAAATCCGAATTCTTAAGAGCAGTTTCGGCTGAAACCCACTCACTACCGTTTAAAGTAGCTAAAAACTCTGGATCAGTGATATCAAAAAAGCCCCCTTGGTTACTCGGTGGGCTTTCGGTAGCTATATTAAATATCGGCAATTATTATCACCTCCTTTCTAGCCTTTCTTAGCGGCTAGCTCACTAATTAAACCTGCTAATACGAATGTAATGGTCATACTGATACCGAACCACACGTAACCGAGGTTATAAGTTGTTAAATTAAGCGAAATCGCAGCTAAAATGAACATAAGGATGTCAAAAATAGCCCAAATCGCCTTAAAAAACTTCAAAATCATGTATTAATACTCCTCTAGTAGCCCACTATCTGGGTTTTTTAACCAGTTTAGAACGGCTTCTTGACTCATGTGTTCGACCTTCCACGTTGGATTGTTAGTGATGGCGTAGTCTTCAAACGCATACATCCCATCATAGAACGCATCAATTAGGGCATCCACCACGTCGATTTTATAGGTCGATTTCATTTTATCTACCTGAATACCGATGTTGTCCTCTTTAATTACCGCATTTATCAAGGCTTTTCGCATGATTTCATCATCCAAACGGGTGATATTGCCTTCAATAAAGAGCGTTTGAAGGAATTTAGTCGGGTCTTTCAGTTCGCTTGTCCGTTGTCTGATTGGCATAAGTGGAAAGCTCGTGTTAGACTCTAAGGCTTTGATAAGCTTTGAAACCCCCATAGCGTCATAGCCGAAGAAGACTACATCAAGCTGATTATCTTCCACATACTCACAAAACCAACGGTAAACTTCCTCTGGATTGATTAGTCCTTGTGGGTGACTGGTAATCGTACAGTAGCCCTTGGTTTCCAAGTCTCGATAGTTAACGCCGTCTTGTTTTTCTTTGGCTTCAAGTGAGCCTGCTTGTTGCCACGGAATGAAACTATGCTGTTCTATATGCCATTTTTGGCTACCGTCTGCCCCTAGATAAGGATAGACAAAGCCAATTGCGGTGTTGTCGCTAAACATTGAGGCATCAAGCCCAACATAAGCACGTCTGCCACGTATATCAAAATCAGAAATGACCGAGCGCTCGATGTCTTCCAGCTTTAAGAAGCTGTTTTCATCTTGTTCGCCCCAAAGGTTCATATTCTTGATTATAAAATCGTTGATATTTCCAGATAAAAGGTCAGCGTCTCTCTTATCCATAAGACCTTTTAAAAGCGTATCGTGTTCGCTTTCAAGGTCTAATAAGGGGTTCGACTTGCTCCATGTTTCAGGCATATAAATCTCATCTATGCTATCCTGCGACCAAACGAGGCACAATTGAGTATCACCAGCCCTGTCGTCACGCTCCATAATCCCTTGCATCATCCGTTCATCGTGTCTTAATGGCGAAGTGGGGTTTGGATAGGCAGTGGAAATTTGAATAAATTGTCGGTTTGGAATTTTAACCTGCCCAGAAACGATTTTAGAAATGCTCGTTCGGTCTTTCAAATCACCCGACTCATCCATAATCGCATTGGTCAAGTAAAGTGGAATCCATCATAGTTACCGCTTTCGGAAGATATAGCCCTTAAAACGTTGTTATTCGTTCTCATAATGACTTGTTCTGACTGGATAGATAAGTCCAACTCTTCAGCTAGAGACTTAAAAGGTTCTTTGGTGATTATCTGTTTAAGCATATTCTTAATATAGCCCATTAACTTCATAGTCTGCTTGAAGTTGATTGAGCTTACCAGATAATCTTGGTTAGATAGTCCAAGTCCTTCGAAAAGGTAAGAGAAACACATAGAAATAGCCTGAATGTACGTTTTCCCTTGACTACGACCAACAGATACAATGACCTGTGAAAAGCGTTTGCCACCCGTTTCATTGCGCCAGCCAAAAGATTGACTAAGCAAAAACTCTTGCCACGGCATAAGCGCTGTTGGCTGTCCCGTGTCAACGTTTGGACAGATTTTAGCAAACTTAAGCACTTTACCAGCTTCTGCCAAGTCGTAACGATAAGGAAAACCGGAATTCCCTTGACGTTTTAAGTCTCTCAAGTGCCTTAGACAAGCAAGTTGCATCATGTAACCAGCTTGTGTTTTCCCATCCATCACCTCAAAAGCGTATTTAGTCCCTGGGTCTTGATATTTTTCTCTAACTTCCGAAAAGTCACTGTCTTGATATATCTTTGTTATTGTTTTATTCGTTATTTGTTTAGTTTCCACTTTTTAAATCACCCCCCTTCTAATAAAAAGAGATGGGGAAATAAATTCCTCATCTTTTTAACTGTTTAAAAAGTCCTGCATCATTTCAGCAGTCGATTTTTCAGGTTTGCTACTATCAGCAATCGTCAGCAACTCTGCCCTGCCTTTTGGCGTAAGACCTAGTTGCATGGCTATCTGATTCAGCGTAGTTGTTGCATCCTTCATCGTTGCAACCGCTGGATTCTTTTTAAAGCCAAGCGACTGCTCGCCTAAAATCTCACCGCTTCCCTGCGCCTGTACAAGCTTTTTGATTTCCTGCTGGATGCCGTTTAGCTTGATATCTTCATAAGCCAGCTTGTAAATTTCGTAGTTAGTGCAGTAGGATTCCACCAAGAATGTATCTATGCGCTCGACCTTGCCTGTTCCTTCTAAAAACGGAACGACTTTGCGCCAAACCTCCCTAGCTACCTGTCCTAGATAGTTTGGTGGGTCACTCGGTAAACGCCCTTTATTTTGTTTATAAAATGGATTTTTAACCAAGTTCGCCTCACCTCCTTCTAGTTCATTTTGACATCCTTTAAAAATCTGAAAAATTGGTGTCCGACATAAAAGAACACCTTGTGGCGGCTCTCCTTGGCACGAGAAGGGGGCGGGGGTCAATTTTAAATCATCTCGAGGGTTATTATACCACCCTTATTATAAAATCGTGCTATGGGCTTATTAGAGGGGTTTAACGACGTCCTCTTTTTTCCGGGCTATTAAACCTGCCCACGATGCCACGGAAAGTCGTAGCTCAGTGTTCTGTTTCGTTCTATTTTGACCAGTACCATAGATTTCTTGCTCCAAGGTACGTTTGGTGTTATCGCAGCTCCTACACGTTGCTACCACGTTTGAAATTTCAGTTCGAAGTTCTGGAGCTATTTCAACGGGTGTTACGTGGTCGCCTATGCGTGCGTCTGGTGTGGTCATACCCAAGGCAAGACAGTACTGACATAGATAGTTGTCACGTTCCAACGCAATCTTACGAATGGAACTCCACACCTTCGAGCGATAGAACGCATACCGTTCCTTGCTCTCATCATCTCTGTTCCTTACTCGCTTGTTGTATCTTGTGCGTGAGTATCTCTGTCTCTCTTCAGTGTATGCTGCTTCCATACTGCTATGTGTACTACAGTAATGTAATGGTCTCTCTGTTAGAGCATGGCATCCCTCTGCCCTGCATCGTCTGACCATCGGCATGGGTACACCTCCTCTCAGATAAACTAAAAGAAGAACACTACTGTGTCCTTCTGATTCGATAATACTATACTACCATGACTAGAGTATGATGCACTATAGATTGGTATAGACCACTACAGATTAGTCCAAATACTTCTCAGCCTGTCTTAACTTAACGTAGTAGGTAGCCTTACTAAAGCCCATGCGGTCACATATCTGCCAGATATCTAGCCGGTCTATGTATACCATTTGTAGTAGGGATCTAGCGTCTATATCCCCCACGTTTGCTATCTGCCGCCGAAACTCTAGTTTCTGCTTAATAGCTTCAGCCGTGAAGCGTTCTACTTCTTCACGAGCCGTCATGAGTTCGACATAGATATCATCCTTACCCTTACGCTTGCCACCTTGCACCATGTCAGTCTGCATAGTGCCAGCCGTTACTTTTAGCGCTTGTGATTCCAGTCTCTTAATCTGTTCTATCTGACTGTCAATATATCTATCAAGTGCCTTGATTTGTTGCAGCCGTTCCACTGTTCTCATAAATTACATTCCTTTATGGTATGATATTATTAATAGCGTTTGAACAGTCCTGGGCATTAGTCTGGGTCTTTTTTTATTTACAAGAATAAAGAAGGATTAGGTTATCACCTCCCATGCGTTAGATTTAGCCATGCCACCAGTAATGCAAGACTAGGGTGAAAAAAATCAAAAAGGATTCCTCGATTCTAATTATTTATTTACTGGATTTTGTGAGCAAGGTCTGTCAGCTTGCCTGTGTCGAAAAAGTGTTAAAAAGTGTCTTAGCCACCAAATATAGTGTGACAGACTGATAGCCAGTGACGGAATCGAACCGTCTATACCATTCTGGCTACAAACCCATTGCCAATGCCGTGTATAAGGCACGCTTAACACTGGGTTTCTTGCGACCTAATTCGCCTTTAGTACGATATTCGAGAATGATGCGGTCAACTTCATCGTCCAATTTCTCAGGCCATTCGTAATTATTTAAGACATATTTGGCAATCTTGCTGAATAAGTCTCTGGAAAGTAGCCCTTCCATTTGGATGACCTTAAGCGGCGTTAGAACGACACACCCGACATAGCAGCGATTGATTGAGTCCTTGATTCTGTTAGCTTCTTTTCTATCGCAGCCTTTAACGTCCATGATGTATTTAGCTAGGCTGTTCTTGTGAAGGTTGCGTAGTTCTTCCACTTCCTCACGAAACTGCTTAAATAGTTCCTCTGGCAGTCCCGCATTAGTGGTATCTACGATTGGTCGAGTAACTGTCCCTCTTGTGTAGTTCTTAGACAGATAATCTTGCAGGTCGTTGAACAGTTCATCGGAAATAATGCCTTCCAATCTATCGACAGTCGCTGGCGATATCCTCGCACGCTCCACGACTGCATTGTTAAATGCTTGCAAAATGATGATCGCTTGTCTCTCACTGCATTGTCTTACTTTTTGAAAGAACTGCTTATAATCTCTCAGATGTGCCTCTTTAAGTGCTACACGCTCACTGACTAACCTTGAATGTAATTCTTTGGTCAGTCCTGCATATTGGTATGTTTTGCTCATGAGCTCCGCTCCTGTATCACTTTGCGGTCTGCGATATATCCCTCTAATGTTATTCCAACGGCTTCGAATGGGACAAATTCGCACACAGTTCTCTTAACCACCATTGTCGTAAGTGCTCTTGTATTTCCTGGACCTCTACCGCAAATAATAGCTACATCTCTTCTAAAACGCTCTCGCTCGAAAGCCATATCATAAAGCTTTGAGATGTTTTTCATTACATGTTTCTTTAATTGTCTTTTGTTCATTGTTTCACCTCCAGCAACTCTGGATTCTCCCATATATTCCCTGCAATTTCGCAGTCGGTATGTCGTAGCCACAATTCACATCCGTATCGCTTAGACTCAAGGCGATATGCTCCGCCTCGATGTCTTACAACTTCGTAATAAGTTAGCTCAGAATAGACATTCTTAGCCATTTTGACTATATCCCCCTCAAAGATTTCTTTGCCATCCTTGTCTCTGAGCCCAGTTGATTGCATGAGTACATAATTTTTTAAGTCTTCTTTTACAACATTTCCATTTTTGTAAGTTGCTTTGATAATTTGTTCATCGAAAACCAGTGCGTCAACTTGCACCATCTCTTTATACTCTTTATCCCACGCTCTGAATCTTGGAATCATTGTCCTCTCCATTCCTAAGCCTCTACTACTGGAAAATGAATTTTTCCAACTACTAATGAGCCTACGCTATAGTAATATCCACCATTACCATCATCTGCCTCACACTCTGCCAATGCTATAGGATTTTGATTATGATAAATAGTGACTGTGTTCTTACTTTCCGCTGTTCCCGAATCACTTTTCTCTGTTACTTGTTCACCAATTTTAATATCGGTGATAATAGCGTCTAGCTTGACATCTTTGAACTCCCCGCCCGCATAGGCGCAACAATCACTTTCTGACATTTCAATAGTGACCCTTGTGCCATCTTCAAGCAACAGAAAGTCTTTATCCCATTTCACGATGCGCTTGTGGAGCAACATCTCTTTAAGTTCTTCTAACGAGCCATACCTTGCATTCTCCCAATCGGGCTCGCAGTAGTTTGGTAGTTTAATAGTTTCTGTCATCTCAACTCCCTCGCTCCTTCAAATAACTAGGGATATCATCCCCAACATGCGCTTGGTCGTATTGTTCCTTGCTTACAAGGAATTTCCCGTAAGCTCCACAATCAATAGTGTATAAATCGTTAATCTTCTCTTTTCCAGTAACTTTGCCATACATCTCAGAACCAGCATTATCTACCCGATGGATAGTTACTGTCTCTACCCTGCGTGGAACTGTCAGAACATAGTAGACTGACAGCATGTTGATAGCTAGTGAGACGAGTAGTATGATTGTAGCTATCGTTAAATCTTTATGTTTCACTCATAAACTCCTTATATACTTTTTCAAAAATTTCACAGACTAAACTCAAAGGAATGTTTGACCTCTCGTTATAGGACTTCGTCCAATCTTGAAATTTGATGCCATTTGATTTCTTTTCATTTTTAAGATTCAATTCAATATTCCCAGAGAATCGAGTTGGTTTAGAAATAGGATAGTCGTCATAATTGTTGTATCTTGTATGATTTTCAAACGGGATTTCGAAACCCAGCACTCTCTCGATGTATTGCCAAATTCTGCCATGAGCTGGGTTCTCTATGATCCAATATTTGGGCTTGTATCGTTTGATGATTTCGACTG